GAATTCTATCTCTCAAGCCCCACTCGGGGGGCGTTGCTACCCACGGCAATAGGGATCGAACCCTATCCTCTGTTTGGAATTGCGCCTCGTCTATTCCCAGCCATGAAATAGGCTTTCCGGTGTATAACTCTACGTCGGTATCTTTGGCTAAGTATCCAAGGCGCATGATGCCACCGGAGGGGAAACGCCATATCTTTCCTCCGTCCGACTTTCGGCCGCCGAGTGGAGAGTAAATCTTCTCCATCTCATCCATAATGTTCGTCATTTCTGTATATGACTTACGAAGTAAAACCCCTCTGAAATGACTATTATCAAACTCCTGAGCAGAGTCAGCAACGAGCAGGTTAGTTTTCATTGAACCTGAAGTTCCGCCATACAATAGCATCTGCGCGCGGCAATCTAGTGCGCTCAACTGCGGAGAGCTTCCAGGCTTCCAGCCAGATACTTCTGATAAGTTGGCCGGAAGTGGAATGAAACCTCTATCTTCAAGCAAGGTTAAAGCCATAATCCTCTTTTGGAAAATTCAATCGTGCAAACTGGCCGCGCAGTTCAATCGCTTTTCTGTCGCGGGCTTTGGCTGCCGACTCTTTGGTTTTGAAGCATCCGATGTGAGTGTGCTTGTTCAAGTGCGATATGACAGCGACAAAACAGTCATTCTGTCTGTGGGCGTAAACGCCAATAAATCCGCTCGTGTTCTTCCGCGTGGCGCGCGCGTTTTGCTTGTTCTCTAAAACAGTCGAGATGCGCAGATTAGAGCGTCGATTGTCTAAGGTGTGGGTGATCTCTTCGTGATCTCCCTGCCTTGGGTCACCGCGTTTCAATCCGAGAATCTCGCGGTGCATGTAAATCTGGTGGCGGCCACCTATCTCTTTCCGAGACGATGAGCGGACAGCGTAAAAACTCTGGCTGTTCTCGCACCAAGTCGCGTACCACTTGTAAAGAGACAGCCATTCGTAATCATCGGCGTCAACAATGGTCGCCTGTCCCTTGGTCAATGGGATTGTGCGATACTCGGGAGTGGGCTGGGAAGCCAGTTCAAGCTGGTCCATTGGAGCGCCCTCCACGGCGCTTTGATCTCAGCCCCCATTTTACCTCAAAAGTTGGCCCATGGATCGTCTTCGACTTGTGCCTCGATCGTTGGCGTGTTTTGAACAGGGGCCTGTGCAACCTGTGGAGAATAGGTCTGTCCGCTGCGCTGGGTGACTACCTGCCGCGTCTCGGTGATCTGGTGGGTAATGATGGTCTGCTCAGACGGCCGGTAGATCCTGGGAGCTTCCTCTTTGGCCGGGCCGCTCGATGCGTCGGGCACAAAGTTGTCGTCGAGCAGCAGGCCGACCCTCTTGTATCCCAACTCGATAGCATTGACCTTGGGCGTGGCCAGGCTGGGCGTCGCCTCTAGCGTCTTGCGCGGGATGGTGATAACCTGCTTCAGTTCCTTGTCCAGCATCTCCACGTTGATGGTGCGCTTCTTGACGACCTGGACGGCAATCGCGGTCTCGATCGGCTCCATGCGCCGGCTGATCTCCTCAAATACCGGCTTGCGGCGGTAGATCGCCATGCCATCCTTGGCTGCAAAGCCAGACTCTAGAGCCGCTTTCTTAACGTCCCGGCAAGAGACATAGGCGTCAACAAAGCGCAGGAGTTGCGGTTCAAGGGGGATAGGTACGGCTGTGTCGACTTCCATCAGCGTCTCTCTCGCGTGAAAATGTCGTATATGGAGACTATCGCAGCGGGGATGAGCGCCTTGAGTATGAGCGCAACGATCACGACGAAGATCAGAGCGGCGAGATTCAGAGCGAGAGTGATCATGCGACAAGTTTACCCGTATTGGGAACCACTCCGACAGCTCGGTCGTCATAGAACTTTTTCATCAGGTGATCTTTCCGGTCGCTGATTGGCAGGTTCTGGCCAATGTTTCTCTGGAGCCATGCCTCGATTGCGGCCCGCGCGATGCCTTTTGGGTCGTTGGACACGCGGGCGGTAAATATGCGCACGTCGTCACCGTCTTTGATGTGCTGCTTGAGACGCTCCACCATCTCGGGAATAGGTTTGCCTACAAACCTGTCTCCTTTGAATGCGCCGCGCTGGACGGCGAGAGTCCGGTCAAGGTCAAAAGCGACATAGGGTTTATCGCCAGGAGTTGCGTGCGGTACGGGGGTCAACTCAGACCCCTTGAATGTCTTCGTCCCGTCCGGAGTTTCGACGCTCCATCGGCCACCGTTAGAGAAGTTCGGATTGCCGCCGTGGACAATGCCGAATTTGTCGCCGCAGAGTAGGACCGTCACGCCTTTCATCAACTTGGCGGGCTCAGTCTTTGCGGCCTGCTCGCTGGCGTTGCGCTCGTTGAACTTGGCCATTGCGGCGTCGTTGATCGCCTTGGCCTGCTTCTCTTTCTTGGCGGCCAGAGCGTCCTTGCCCTCAAGATCGGCTTCGCGCGCATCCTCGTAGACACCATGCTGGGTGGCGTTGGCCTCCAGCACTTCGCGGGGTACGATGTGGACCTCTGCGGATAGCTGTGGCGTCACCTGGGCCTGGAGCTTATGGACGCGGTAGTTTGTCGGCGGGGAACCCTTCTCAAACTCATCCTCGTTGCGGATGACCTTGAAGTGGCTCTTGACGGCGGCAACGGTGCGATCGTGGGCGTCTCGGGTGTCTACTCCAATGCGGCCGGCGAGAATGTCGGGGATGGTGTGGATGGGCTGGCCTTCATCTTTGATCTTCTCGTCCAGGCGGTCCGGTTCCTTCTCGGCGCGCACGGCGTCGAACTTGGCGCCGGTAATGCCGCGCGTGGCGGCCTTGAGTCCGTCCTCGAATTGCTGTGCGTGGGCCTTGGCGTGGCGCACAAGCTCGCCTCGGTCCTCGGATTGGTGGAGTATGTCGCGGCCTGTGGCGGAGTCCTTGGCGGGTGCATCTTGGCTCTTGAACTTGACTTCCTCACAGTTACCGTCTCGGTCAGTGATTGACACACAGCTTACGGTGAACGTCTTGCCGTTGGCATTGTCCATTCCGGTGTACTTCTTGGCCGCCTCTGGATTCACGTAGGCAACCGTGGCGTGAGGTTTGTATTCGGGGAATGACCGCTCGGCGAATGTGCCGTGCTTCTCGATCTCCTTTTCCATGCGGCGGAGGTCGGCGGACTCAACCGGAACGATGATCGGCGCGGCTCCGTCGCTGTGTTCGCTGGGCGGGAACTCCTGAGTCTTTCCGAGCGTAGCCTCAAAGGGGGTCTGCTTCTCCAGATACGCGCGAATCCCTGCGGTGTCGCCTTCGATGCCATAGCGCACAGTAACGTGAGCATCATCGATCAGACCTTCGCCCATCAGGTCAGCTGGGTCAATAGCCTTGCGGAGTTCGGCAAGTGCTTTGCCTGCATCGCTATCAGGAAGAATGTCGGCTTGGGTGTTGCCGTGCTTATATTTGTGCTCTACTTCTTCTTCCCGAACATCCTTTTTCCCGCCCGGCTTGGCGCTTTCTCCGGCAACTTCATTCCCTTGCTCGACTGGTTGAACTCGTCCACCACCTTCGGGCCGATCTCCTTTCGGTTCGCGTTGAAGAACCGGCGCTGACGATCGCTCTTGTACGGCATGGCATTCTTCTCCTTTTTGATGGTTTGCAACTGAATCGGCGTTGACCCCGCCGCTGTGATGCTCATGGGTCACCTCGCTTTCGGTTGATGGCACGGCACGGCGCACGATGGGCAGTCCGGTAGCCTCGTCAAACGCTGTGACCTTTCCGGCGGGATGGCTGGGCGTGGATGGGTGGTCTTCGATCTCGTCGGGATGAAGCTCGATTACTGCCGCCATTTGATGACCACCTTTCCTGTCTTGGGATTGAATCCATCGACGGTGCCGCGGCGCCCGCCGGACGAGATTTCATCGCCTATCTTGAGGGATTGATTTGTGACAGACGACTTGATGGGCACAGAGATTTTCGAGCGGTAGATTCCCGAGTCGGCGTCAAACGTTGCCATTCCCCGGCGAACCAGGCTTTTCCACACATTCTCTGCTTCTGGGGTAAGGACTCCGCCTTTCAAACTTCCGCTGCTCAGAGTTTTTCCTTGCTTTGAAAGCTCTTCGATCAGTTTTGGATAGAGTTGCTGGCTGGCAATGTGCTTTCCCCGTTGGTCCTTAGCCACGTTTGAGGACAGAACCCCGTTCTCTTTTGGATTGTTCATCTTCTCCAAAGAAAGAACTTCGCCATGCTTATTGCGAACGCCAACTGATCCGGAGCTGTCTCCTTTGAATACTTCCACATCTCCCGCTCCGGTAGTGGCGGGCAGTTGACCCGCTGGCGCGCGCTGCGCCACACCCTCAGGTGAGACGGTGAATCCCTTGGGAGTCGGCGGGACCGGCGCGGGGTT